GTCCCGAGCGTGTTCCTGCTTTGAGTCCAGCTCGCTTGCCTGCCATCGATAAGTCTTGGCAAGGAAAGCCACCGGTGAGAATGTCTACTGGCTCAACCTGAGTAAAGTCCACCTTCGACACGTCGCGGTAGTTAGGCACGCCTGGAAAGTGCTTCTCAAGAATCTTCGATGGTGCATCATCCCATTCACAATGCCACGCAACTTCCGCGCCTAGAACATTGGCTACCGCTAGATCGAGTCCGCCGTAACCAGAGAACAACGACCCTATCTTCATTGGCGTTCTAGCCTTTGGTAACGCTTATACGCCTCGACAGCAAGGTAATCTCTCGCGCCAGCACTTGCTCTACCCGCATGAAAGTAAAGCTGCTTGAGTTCTTGTGTGATGTCTACTCGATCCTTATCGGTAAGGACTTTGTGCTTTGAGTTCTCGAGTGCTCGCCCGCGTGCATCGCGAGCTACTAGTTCTAGGTTCATCTGGTTCCCTTCAGATTAGAAACATCGGAGGACCGCTAGGGACCTTCCTTCCGTCATTCGTGAGTATAAACCACTTCCCTAGTCCAACGTCAAGTATTGGCGTGTCGAATCCGTCCCAGCTTCCTAACTTATGACCGCGCTCTCTGGCCTCGGCTGCGGTCTTAGGGTTTGATTCCATCTCAAAGTTATACCGCGAGCAAACACGAATGAGGTTGTCCTGCCGGTCGAGCTTGATTGAGCCGCCCATGCCTCGATTGCGCCGGTGATGTAAGACGAGTTCTGTTTCTGTTCCGCAGTGCCAACACCAGGCATCGCGTTCCTTGACTGCTTGATAGACCTTAGCTTTACTCACGGCTAAAGTTTAGCCTCGACCCCGATCAGCTTTGCTTGAGTCGCTAGAGCCATGAGTGCGCTCTCTAGGCTTTTGATTTTCACCCTCACACGATTAGCCTCAGCCTTGCGTAAATCGCGCTGTAATCGAGCGTCAGCGGCTTCTAGGCGTGCTAGGGCAGTTCTATCCGCTACGGTTCCCTGAGCCTTTATGAAGGCACGCTGCTCGATTAGGTCGAGTTCGTGTTCTGCTTCCGCTAGTGCAACCTCAGCGACGAATAGCGCCTCAGCGCCTTTGCGATTCTCAGCGGTTAGGCTTGCTATTTCCTGAGTCAGTTCCGATGGCAGCATAAAGATCCAATACGTGTCTAATTAGAGCGTGCTGAAAGATGTCGTACTCATCAGCGTTTCCGGTTAGCTTTGCTACTATCGCTGCTTCCTCCAGCTCCCGAATCTTTGCTTCCAGAATCGAGTGCCTCTGCTCGCGCTTGGATAGTGGCGAGTGTTTCGGAGTCTGCTCCGGCTGCTTTGGCATTTGCGTACACCCTTCTCAGTTCGGTGATGTCGCTAATACTATCTGCTTTAGTCAGCCAGTTATCACCTCTGTTTGCTTTTGCCATTTCCTCACGCGAGGGACCTTCGCCGATCCCTGCGAGTCTGAGGCACCTCCCAACGGCTGAAGTCTCTGCGTTCTCTAGCGCTGCGGTTTGGTTCGCTCCGGTTCCGCCGTCAATCTCGAAAGCGTGACCAGTAGCCTTTGCCAGACCGTTCGCCTGGTCGCCCGCCGTGAGATAGAGCGAAGCCTTGACGACCCATGTAAGAACACTGCGATCACTGGCAGTCGTAAGGTTTTCGGTGACGATTCTTGCATCGGGATTCTCCTTGTGTAGTGCGTTTAGTCTTGACTGTACGTCTTGGTAATTAGCCAGGTTGAATCTAGGCATCTTCATCTTCCTCGTATTCTGTTTCTTCCACGAACTTCCAACCATCGCTTAGCCAGATTGGTTGCTCTATCCCCTTGACCGTAACGTATTTGATACGGCCTGTTTCATCGTTAGTAACTATGCCCGTGACTTTGCCGGTGATGTAGGTCATGTCGTCGCCTACCTCTTTGAGCATGGTCACGGTGTCGCCTAGAAAAATGCTGTTCACTTTGTCCTCTTTGAGATTACGAGAAACGGAGCACCGCTGCCTCTGGCTTGACGCTGAGCTATCTTGTAGCGCTCGCCTTCGTGCTCAAGGTAAGCAGACTTAGCAGAACCCATCTGAGCTAGGACTGCGCTTTTGGCTTTCATAAGTTCTGCCTTCGCCTCGTCGTAAGCGTCTTGCGCTAAGACTAATAAGTGACCGCCCTCGATCTCGACTGCCTCGTCGGTGATTTCCATGTTCTCTTGTCTCACCGCGTTGTAGGTTGATTCACTACCGTCCCAGTCTGGCTTCTCACCGGACTGCAAGGACTCCCAGAACATTTCGGCAGCCTTGCGCTGTTCCCTAATCTGAAACTCGTCACGCTCTACGTCAGCCTCGACCCAGTCCATCCCGACCAGAGCGACAATCTTCCCGCGCTTGAGGTCGAGAACATCTAGGTAGTGCTGCACCTGCGCCTCGTACTGCGGAGGTATCTGGTCCCAGTAGTTGCGTGAGGTCTTGACCTCTAAGACAATCCACTCGCCAGTCTCGACGTGTCGAGCGAGCGCATCGGGATTCGCGTGAAGGTAAGAAACGTCGGCACTCTGATACGTGCCGGTTATGTATACCTGGTACTCAGGATTCTGCTCCTGCCAGAGTTGCAGGATTGGTTCCTCAAGAACCTGCCCTAGCCTCATGGCGAAATTACTTGTGAAGGTTTGAGGGATGAGTCCCGATCGCTTAGCCCAGAGCGCGTAAGCAGACTCCCAGGGATTGAGTCCGAGAACCGTCCCTATCTCTGAGCCTCCGATGCCCTCCTGCCGTGCGTGATGCCACTCTGGAGAGCCGTTCACAAAGACCCCGAGTAGTTTTGCCTCATTGAACGTTTGCGGAGCGTGTAGGTCCATTTTGCCCTCTTTCGTCTATAGGCTAAACCTATTATGGACCGCCGACATTTTGACACGGCCTACGTGAACTTCCTTCGCAAGATTCACGAAGCCGGTCGCGTGCCGTGTGAGGGCAGAGATAATCTATTCTTTCCCGAGGACTTGCCTAACCCTGATCACCGCAAGCTAGTGACGAAGATAGCCAAGCGGTTATGCCAAGAGTGCCCTATTCAAAAGGCTTGCTTTACTTACGCGATTGAATCAAACCAACGTCACGGTATCTGGGGAGGAACATCCCCGAGCGAGCGTTAGTCTTTCGCTAGTTCCTCGTCGGTGTCCGGCGTGTCGCTAAGGTCGTCCCAGTCAAAGTCGCCGTCTTGATTGACCTCTAGTGCATCCTGCACGGCCTCCGAGTCAGACTTTGCTACAGCAGCGCGGTAAGCGTTCTGAATGTCAGTGAGTTCGAGTGTGCCTCGCCATGCCAGGCTAACGCCGATGGTTGTCAGTACGACCGCGAAGGCAGAACCAACACCGATGATTGAACCCATTAGCCAGTCACCGGCAACTGCACCGATGGCAGTACCGCCGAAGAATGTTGCGAGGGTAAGTCCTAGCGACCTAAGCCCGAATTGCTTTAGGTATTCCTTTATCATTTCACTTCCTGTCCGCAGCACTTACAGAGCTTCGGCTCCACCACCGCTTCGTCTTTCGCGTCCGTTTGTTTTGTCTGAGTCCCTTTGGTGTTTTCGAGAATGAGTTTGTAGAGATCGACTTTGTCGGACGTGACACCGAACACTCCCTTCAGTTTACGGCTTGCGGTTGCGTGGAGATGCGGACCACTTGAGAGTCCCGACGAAGATACTATTCCGACCGTCTGACCTTTGACTAGCTTCTGCCCGACCTCATAGCCTGGACGCTTGTCCATGTGGCAGTAGCCGAGATACCAGATGCGGCCGTCTTTATCCATAGCGGTCTGGACTACAACCCAGCCGAGGACGCGTGAATACTGAATGAGTCTGATTGTTCCCTTCGCGATCGCAGGAATGCGTGTTCCTCGAGGACGTGCCCAGTCAGTACCGGAGTGTGGTTGCATTCCGTTCTTACGACGGAAGTCGCTCATCGTGCCGTAGTGTCCGGTGATGTATTTGTCTGGGTAAGGCAAGCGCCAGTCAGAGACACGCTTAGCCACGAAGCACCTGCGCGAAGAATGTAACTACCGAAGCAATGACACCGGCTGCACCTGCGACTATCCAGACCTTGCGCTCAAGTGCGCGGATACGCATTTCGTGATCCTTGATGTTTCTCTCCACCCAATCAACGTGCGTCGGAATCTTCTCGTTTAGTCGCTCGACTTGGCGGATTAGCTCGATTGCCCAGTTAGGGATGTCGTCGTTGTTCACCTACGTACTCCAGTGTCTAGATTAGGTAGGTTCGTGACTATTCTACCGCAGGCGTTTCACTCTCGAATACAATCGGTTCCCAGTCGCCTAGCTCTTCATTCCAGCCGTAGAGTAGCCCGTCCTCTGGATAGGGAACCGGAGCTTCCCATTGGCACGTATCCTCGTTCAACGTAAAGGAAGGGAATGGTTGCGGAGGTATAAAGGCATCCAGTGTCTCGTCATAGCGATAGCCAATGCCCGCATAGTTCTTGCGAATGTTGCCGTTGTAGGAAGTTCTCACGCAAGTCTTTCCGTGCAGGTTGCCGTAGTAAGCCTCCCAGTCGGAGATGCCGTCTACAACTTCGTACTCGTGACGGCCTACTATGACCTGAGTGACAATGTTGTTCTCATCTAAGAATGCGTAGTGTGCCATGTTTTCTCCTAGAACCTAATGCTACCCGAACCGCTAGTAAATTCGTAACGCTTCCAAGTGCCGTCATCTGAATAGCTGTAAGTCAAGCCTGGATCGATGTAGTCGATGATGCGGGCTAAAGATGGATAGCGTAGAACTATAATTCCAGAGCCTCCGGCTGTAGCGGGAAAACTAGCGTCGTAACCACCGCCTCCGCCACCGCCTGAATTTACAGTCGCTGGAGTTGCTTGTGATGATTCGCCGCCCTGTGCATCATTGCGTGAACCATCTCCCCCGCCATCGCGACCGTATCCGCCTCTACCATTTCCAGTTCCAGCTGACCCGCCTCCGCCTCCGCCGCGACCGACTGATGAACCGAGAATAGAGCTTGCAATTCCATAGCCCGCATCGAATCCTGTAGCGTCAGTCGAAGCTCCGCCTCCGCCACCGGCCGTATAAGTAACTGGAAAGTTAGCTCCTTGTGCGCCATCGCCGCCATCGTTACCTTGGTTTGTTGTGCCGTTGCCTGGAACAACTCCTACAATGGCTTGCGAGCCTCCGCCTGAGCCACCATCGCCAGCAGTTTTCGTGCCTGAAGTACCGTTGCCACCTTTACCACCACCGATCGCAGTAAGGTCTCCAAAGATTGAATTAGTACCATTCGAATTGACTCCGCCCCCAGCGCCAACTTGAATTGTAATTGATTCGCCGCCGAAATAAGTTAGTTGTGCTAATGATGAACTAGGGCCACCACTCTGTTCCCCTGGCATCGAGGCTAGGTAGCCACCTCCACCACCGCCAGCGCCAGCATTTTGACCGCCACCACCGCCACCGGCTATACATAAATAGTCAAGCTGAAACGGCTTCGTTCCGCTCACTATGTAAATCGGAATCATGCCGATACTTGTCCAATGACGCGATACTCATTAGCATCTGTCTTTATTACCGAAGCTGGAGCGTAAGGCGTGTGAATGTAGAAGGTGACTCCCGTGCCTGCGGTTCCTGCACCTGCCCAGTCAGTCACGCCTGTTCCTGCTGCAATGTAAACCGTGCCTGAAGTATTGCGAAGAATGTCCACTCGATCACCGACATTGGTCAAAACATCTGGAACCGTCACCGTGCCAGTGGAAGTCATGTTGATAACCGTATTTAGGTCGTTGGCTTGCGCCGTGTAGCTTGTTGTTTTGTCTGTTACCGTTGTCTCAATAAATGCAGCCTTTACGTCACCAAATGCGGCGTCCGCAGTTCCACCTGAGACATAAGCCTGCCCTTCGGTTCCTCCCACGATTGGAACGATAAGATCGGTCCACGCTGAGCCGTTATAGTACTGGTATTTGTTATCGTCCTGGACCCAGCTAAGCATTCCCTCGGTAGGAACAACGACTGCGGTTGAGCGAACTGCCGAGGATGCAAACACCATAACCGTCTGATCCTGTAGGTAATCCTGCACGTTCGAAGCCGTGATGACCTCGCCAGGTGTCCATGTTCTATAACCGCTCATTATTCCTCCAAGTCAATTCTAGCTAAAGCTAATCGTGTCTGAGCCTGCGGTAAAGGTTGTAACTTTATTACTTCCCACTGTAACCGTCGAACTCGTCAAACCAGCGCCTACTGAAATCGTGTATGCAGCAGGGTAACGAATGATGACTACCCCAGATCCACCAGCAAATGCAGTGCCCCAACTTCCTCCGCCTCCGCCGCCGGTATTTACCGTCCCAGCTGAACCGCCAGTTGCCACCGAATAAGCTCCAAGCCCGCCGCCTCCAAGTCCACCCGTTGATTGCGATGCTGACCAGCCACCACCGCCGCCACCGCCGCCTCTATAAGTTGATGATCCTGTAATGGTTGAGGCAACTCCATCGCCGCCATTTCCACCAGTATTTGAGCCTCTGGCATTAGCATTTTGTCCAACTGCTGAAGCACCGCCGCCGCCGCCTAGAGCCAATCTTTGACCATAGCCACCTGCGTAGCCTTGATTAGCTGTTCCGGCTCCTCCTGCAACTGTTCCAGACCCGCCGTCCGGAAAACCACCACCACCGCCAGAACCTCCAGCTGCACCATTTTGTGATGAGTCTCCACCACCACCGCCACCGCCAACTGTTGAAATTGTGCTGAATACTGAAGTGCCCCCAGAGCCTCCAAGAATACGACCACCTCCAGCACCAGCGGTTCCTCCAGCACCTACGGTTACGGTGTAACTTGTGCTAATAGATAAAGTCAAGGCTGTTTCAGCACTTGCGCCGCCGCCAGAAGTTCCTGCTGAAGTTCTATAACCTCCAGCTCCACCGCCGCCACCGCCGCCTCCAGCCCCGCCAGCTATAACTAGATAATCGCAAGTAAATGTCGGTGAAATGGAAGTGTAGAACTCTTTCCAAGCACCAGAGATTTTGACGTGACCAGAATCGACATCTTTCCAAGCGCCAGAAACCTTGACGTGTAGTGAATCTACGTCTTTCCAGCTTCCGCTTATCTTTGTATGCGCTGTCACGCTATCCCCTTATGGTGTGTAAACCAACCAAACGTCTCCGTCTGATCCACCGCTAGGCGCTGAGGTTGAGAGATAAATGTTGCGGACTACACCCGAACCTGCGGCTGCGGTAGTTACTTGACCGTTTGTTTCTGAAACCTTGCCATCGAGTTGAGTCTGAATTGCGGAGGTTACGCCATCGACATAGTTCAACTCTGTTACATCGAGCGTTGCGCCGTCAAGAATGTTTAGCTCTGCGGCAGTTGCGGTAACGTCACTAATCTGCGATGCCGTGATTGAGATAGCCGAACCGATGGCAGAGTAGTCAGCGTTTAGTGTGACATCTCCCGTCGTTCCCCC